TTGACCCTCCGTCGCCCATATTGCGTGACTACCGATGGACAGGTAAGCTCACGCCGTTCGAGCACCAGAAGACCACAGCGTCTTTCTTGTCGCTGCGCAAGCGCGCGTTCTGCTTCAACGAGCAGGGTACGGGTAAGACGGCCAGCGTTATCTGGGCCGCTGACTACCTGATGAAGAAGGGGCTCGTGAAGCGCGTCCTTGTGCTGTGCCCGCTATCCATCATGAAGTCCGCATGGCAGCAAGACCTGTTCAAGTTTGCTATGCACCGGTCGTGCAGCGTGGCGCATGGGGCTGCGAAGCAGCGGAGCAAGATTATCCAAGCCGGGTCCGAGTTCGTCGTCATCAACTTTGACGGTGTGGCCACCGTGCTCGACGAGATCATGGCGGGCGGGTTTGACCTGATCGTCGTGGACGAGGCGTCGGCATATAAAACGGCCACCACCAACCGCTGGAAACTTCTGCACAAAATACTGAAGCACACAGACCCACGCTTGTGGATGCTTACTGGTACGCCAGCAGCACAATCTCCACTGGACGCGTATGGGTTGGGCAAGCTGGTCAACCCGGAAGGCACCCCGAAATATTATACGCACTTCCGCTTCAGCACGATGTATCCGGTGACGAAGTTCAAGTGGGCACCCAAACCCGAAGCCCCAAAGATCGTTCACCGTGTCCTGCAACCGGCTATCCGGTTCGAGAAGAAAGATTGCCTTGATCTGCCGGAAGTTACCTATGTGGATCGTGATGCGCCGCTGACCCCCCAGCAGGCTAAATACTACAAGCAGCTGCACAACGACATGGTTCTGGAGGCTGCGGGCGAGGAGGTTAGCGCCGTCAACGCAGCGGTCAAATTGAACAAGCTGCTTCAGATCAGCGGGGGCGCTGTCTACACCGACAAAGGCGAGGTGTTAGAGTTCGACGTGTCTAACCGGCTGAACGCCGTGCTGGAGGTCATCGAAGAAGCAAGCCACAAAGTCCTAGTCTTTGTGCCGTTCACCCACACCATAGAGCTTCTGCGGGAGCATCTGGAGAAGAAGGGAATCACCTGCGGTGTTATCAGTGGCAGCGTATCCGTAAACAAACGCGCGACGCTGATTGACCAGTTCCAGAACGCCAAAGACCCTCACGTCTTAATCATCCAGCCTCAAGCTGCCAGCCACGGGCTTACCCTTACGGCGGCAGACACAATCATCTGGTACGCACCGGTCACGTCGGTGGAGACCTACCTGCAAGCCAACGCTCGTATCAACCGCCCCGGCCAGAGGAACGCGATGACCATCGTGCATATCCGAGGCAGCGAAGCCGAGTCGCGCCTGTACACTATGCTTCGCGGCAACATTACGAACCACGAACGAGTGATCGACCTGTACCGGAAAATTTTCCAATAGATTGTTGACACTGTATAGTGTAAGCGATATACGGGTTACCCAACCAGAAGGAGCAAAACATGGACGAAGATATCCCAGCCGACAAGCTGGTATCGGTTTATCGTCGCATCCGTGCAGCGATTGACGAGAAAGAGGAGGAGCATAAACAGGTTATCACTAACCTGAAAGACAAGCTGGAGCTGGTAAGCGAACGTCTGCTTAAGCTCTGCAACGACCAGAATGTTGACAGCCTTCGCACCATGGAAGGCACCGTCACGCGACGGATTAAGTCGCGGTTTTGGACGACCGATTGGGAGTCCATGTACAAGTTCATCAAGGAGCAGGACGCACCGTTCTTGCTTGAACAGCGTATCCACATCGCAAACATGCGGCAGTTCCTTGACGAAAACCCTGACCTGCACCCTGTCGGTTTGCAGGAAGATCGGAAGTACGCCATCACCGTCCGTAAACCCTCTAACAAGTGAGGAATGACATGACCGATTTGATTACTCTTAAGAACAACGTCCCCGCACGTTCGGAACGCCGTACTTCGCGGCTGGCAGAGAAGATCGCTGGAGGCGGCAGCAGCCTGCGCCGCGTTGCCACCAACACCAACGGTACCTTTAAGCGTATCGTGGGCGGTGAGCAGATTGGTAAGGCCATCCCCCACCAGATCGACGTCATCATTGTCGATATGCTCCCCGATGTGTCGCGCGAGTACTACGCAGCCGACTACGACCCGGAAGGTAAGGCCACACTGCCTGATTGCTGGTCAAACGACGGCAAGACCCCGGACGCCAAGGCTTCTAACCGGCAGGCTTCCAGCTGCGCTTCTTGCCCGATGAACGTCGAAGGTTCAGGCGCTCGTGGTAAGAATAAGGCTTGCCGCTATAAGCGCCGCCTCGCTGTGCTGGCTGAAGGTGATCCCTCGGGTGAAGTTTATCAGCTGAGCATCGCTTCCAAGTCCTTGTTTGGTAAGAGCAGCGGGCCGACCTATCCGTTCGAGTCGTACTGCAAGTACTTGAAGTCCAACGGCGAAGCTCCAGACACCTTGGTGACGCGCGTGGCGTACGACCTTGATGCCGATACGCTGACGCTGAACTTCCGCGAAGTGCGCTTCCTGACTGCGGAAGAGGAAGCTCTTGTCGATACCGTGTACAACGACCCCGAGACCAAGCGGTATACGCGGTTGACCGTGGCTGAAGCGGACGGTGTGACGGCGAAACCAGCGAAGATCGCTGAAGCTCCGAAGAATATCCCTGTCGTGGAAGAAGCGGATATCGAAGAAGAGCCGGCACCGATCAAACGCCCTAACCCGAAGTCTGAAGCTGTTGCACCTACGGTGGTTGAGGACAGCAAGCTGGCTGCGCTCATCGACGACTGGGGCGACGAGGACTAAGCGATGTACGGCTACAGTATCAGGGTAGCCGAAGCTGTCAGGAACGCTGACGAGAGACTTTTGGGCGTCCAACTTGGGCGTGAGTGCATAGAACGCAATATCTCTATCGTGGATGTTGCGCGCACCCTGAATGTCTCTCGTCAGACCGTTTATAGCTGGTTCACGGGGCTTACGCATCCTCATCCACACCGCAAGGAAGCTATTCTGGTGTGGATGAGATCGGGCCTGAAGATCAGCGGCTGAGCTTTGGCGGACGTATCAACTGGCGGGTTTGCCCGCATCAGTGGACTTTGCAATGCAAAATGTAGACCTTTTGAGTACGGTGCAGCCAGCCGATGGTTGGTTTGCGGTTCTCGGCATAAAAGGTCCGCGCGACGTACGGCAGGTTTTTGTAGCTACACGAGAAGAGGTAGACGCGCAGGCGGCCAAATTCGTTTCACAGAAACGGAACGTATTTTTCGGGGTGGCCAAGTACGCTACCAACGAAAGCCGCACGAAGGACAACGTCAAAGCCTTACGCGCGTTCTGGGTGGATATTGACTGCGGCCCTAGCAAAGCCGAAGTCAACGAAAAGACCGGCAGACCTGAAGGGTATGCGGACCAAGCCGCCGGGTTGGCGGCACTCCGTAGTTTTTGCAAGTTGGTTGGGCTCCCTCGTCCGCTGCTTGTTAACTCAGGGCGCGGTGTCCACGCCTACTGGCCTCTTACACGTGACATTACACGGCAAGAGTGGGAGCCTGTAGCTGCAAGGCTTAACAGCCTATGCGTAACGCATAACTTTTATGTCGATCCCTCGGTGTTCGAGGTTGCGCGTATCCTGCGCATACCCGGCACTTTCAACTTTAAGGATGACCCACCCAAGGAAGTCACCGTCATCTCTGATGCCGGTGCAACAGATTTCGATGTGTTTCGGAACACCCTAGGTGTTTCAGAACTCCAAGTCTTTGATATCCCAAAAGAGCACAGGAGCAATCTGCGGGGTAAGCTGCAAGACAACACCACGTTCAGCTTCGCCAAAATCATGCGGCGTAGCCTGAAAGGCGATGGTTGCCAGCAGCTGGTAGCCGCGTACAAGGATCGGGAGTCTCTCTCCGAAGTGCGCTGGTTTGACGCCCTGTCGGTGGCCAAGTTCTGCGTAGACCGTAGCGCGGCCATCCAGAAGATATCCGTAGGGCATCCTGACTACGACCCTGTCAGGACGCTGGATAAGACCAAGCATATCAGTGGCCCGCACAACTGCGCCACATTCGAGCGCAACAACCCCGGTGGCTGCTACGGCTGCCCATATCTGGGTAGGATTAAGAACCCCATCGTCTTGGGCAAGGAAGTCGCTGAGTCTGAAACGGAGGATGGTAACTACGTCATACCTGAAACCGAGGACGTCCCGGAAGAAATCCGGATACCCAAGTTCCCTTATCCCTACGTGCGCGGGAAGAAGGGGGGTATCTACCTACTCTCTGACAAGGAGGAGACCGAACCGGTCCTTGTCTATGAGCACGACCTGTATGCCGTGAAGATTATGACCGACCCGAAGGACGGCGATGTGGTCCTGATACGGTTGCATCTGCCCAAAGAAGGCATACGTGAGTTCGTGTTACCATACGCTGTGGCTTGCGGGGACTCGACAGAGCTGCGCAAAAAGCTTGCGTTTAACGGCGTAGCGTCAACCACCAAAGAGTTCCCTGCGCTGGCGACGTTCGTCACCCGGTCGGTCAAAGAGATGCAATACGAGAAAAAGGCGGAACGTATGAGACTGCAATTCGGATGGGCTGACAACGACAGCAAGTTTATCGTTGGGGACCGTGAGATCACGGTCGATGGCATATACCATAGTCCTCCGTCCTCAACGACGGCGGGGCTAGTTGAGCATCTTGTGACG